CGAAAGAGATCGAAGGTGCTAAGAAGACTTTAAGTAGCTTTTCTTTCAAGCAGGAATACGAAGCTTCCTTTGATAATGCAGGTACTGACTTATTCAAAGAACAATGGATTAAGTACGGAGAAGAACCTGATGGTGGTGTTTACTACATCGGACTAGACTTCTCAGGATTCTTAAATGAGAACTATTCTCAAGCACGACAGAAGAAGCTAGACCAGTCTGCTATTGCAGTAGTCAAGGTTACTGATGATGGTAACTGGTTTATCAAGAAGATTGAACATGGACGATGGGATGTTAAAGAGACAGCTCAACGTACATTGAAGAACATTAAAGAGTTCCAACCAGTCGCTACAGGGATTGAGAGAGGAACTTCTAGAAACGCTGTGATGCCTTACTTAAGTGATATGATGAGAGCAAACAATGTCTACGCTCATATTACTGACTTGACTCACGGTGGTAAGAAGAAGACAGAAAGAATCGTTTGGTCATTACAAGGACGATTCGAGCACGGTAAGATCACGTTGAATGAAGACGAAGACTGGGATGAGTTCAGAGATCAGTTGTTAATGTTCCCTACTCCTCAAGTACAGGATGACTTGATTGATGCTTTATCTTACGTGGATCAGTTGGCTGTAACAACGTACTTCGCTGATGATGATAGTGAAGATCTCGAACCATTAGACTGGATAAGTGGATACTAATGTTAAAAATTATTAAAGGTATATTCGGTGTAGATCCTACTGATTTGCTACCAGGTGTTAGAGATACTGGTTCATTCGCTAGGAATCCTCTAGAAGGCGGTATGATGCCTGACCTTACAGCTAAGATGATGATCGGTGAAGGTGGACTACGTAACCTAGAAGAAGCCGGTATCCCTCAGAGAGTTAGTGCAGAAGAGTTAAAGCAGTACAGTGATGAACTAGGACAGTACGGTCAAGAGATGTTTGAGCGTAACAGCGATGCATTTACTAGAGGTGTTGAGATTGACGTTAATGCTAGTAAAGCAATGTACGAAATCCCTGATGATCAAGTACAAGTTCGTAAAGGTCGTGACATCAACAAGATCAATGAAGCAGGTTTCTCAGAAATCTTCAAAGCTGATTTACTAGAGAATGCTTATCCTGATATCTCTGAGATTAAGTTAAACTTCTATAACGATCCTAAGTCAAACTCAGCAGGTGGTTTTGATCCAGTTAAGAACGTACTACGAGTTAATCGTTCACATCCCTACGTAAAAGAGAACGGTGTTAAGCGAACAGTGCTTCATGAAGTACAACACTTCGTACAAGCTAAAGAAGGCTTGACCTACGGTGAAAGCTTCGCTATGCGACTAGCTGAAGAACCTGACTATCAGATGGGTAAGCAATACCTAGACAAGGCTACTCAAAGCCCACAAGTTGCTAATGACTTAGTTAAGATGTTAACGGACAATCCTAACATCAATCTTAATGCAGCTAACACACAGCTTGCTATCAAAGCATTGGCTGACAATCCAACAGAAGACGCAGAAGTAGTACTAGCACGAAGCCTTGGTAACAAGGACATGGCTCAGAAGTTCATGAGCAAAGCTAAAGCATACCCTGCCCTACGTGGTTTACTAGAGTCTAAAGAACTAGCTGAAGATGGTTATCGTGCTGCCTTCGCTAAGTACAGTAACGTAGAAGGTGAGGGCTTTGCCAATGCCACTATGAATCGTGCTGACATGACTCAAGCACAACGTGATGAGAATCGTATTCGTCAACAGTTACTTGCACAAGGCAACGTACCTGGTGAGATGCTACCTTCTAGATTTGAAGCTAGTCTTAATAACAATCTTGGTTATACTGACCCAACCCAAACAACTATTCGAGGACTATAAAACATGGCAGAAAATTATTCTGACGACAAAGAATACGAAGTAACAGAGTCTGATAAAGAGATTGTTAGTTTCGTTTCCCACCACTGTGATCTATGGAGAAACCATAGAGACGTAAACTACACCCAAGACTGGGAAGAGTACGAGAGATTGTGGCGAGGTATTTGGGCAGCTGAAGATAAGATGCGTGATTCAGAGAGATCACGTATTGTTACCCCTGCTCTACAGCAAGCTATCGAATCTAAACAAGCAGAGATCAGCGAAGCAGTGTTTGGTCGTGGTGAATTCTTTGACATCGTTGATGATCGTAATGATCAAGATAAGTCTGATGTTATCCTTATCCGTAATCAGATGCACGAAGACTTCAAACAAACCAAGATTAAGCGTTCAATCGATGAGATTGTACTCCTTGGTGAGTTGTATGGTACTGGTATCGGTGAGATTGTAGTTGAAGAGAGAAAGGTTTTGTCTCCTGCAACACAAGCAATTCCTGGTACAGACGTAGCAGCTATCGGTGTACAAGAAACTAAGAAGTTCTTGGTAGGTTTAAACCCTGTTAACCCACGTAACTTCCTCATTGAACCTAATGCACGTAGCGTAGAAGACTCTTTAGGTGTAGCTATTGAAGAATATATGTCATTCCACACCATTGTTAAGGGTATGGAAGACGGTGTTTACCGTAAATGTGACATCGCACCTAGCTATGACAGCTCAGATTTAGAACCAGTACAAGAAGAATCTAACTTTATTGATAACAAGATCCCTGTGATCCGTTATTATGGCTTAGTTCCTCGTGAATACATCGAACAATTAGAGAACGAAGAGGGTGAAGTAGTTGATTTATTCCCTGAAGACTCTAGCATGGACGACTATTCTGACCTAGTAGAAGCGATTGTGGTGATTGCTGACGGTCAACACCTACTTAAGGCTGAGAAATCACCTTACATGATGAATGATAGACCGGTTGTTGCCTATCAAGCTGACTCTATGCCTGGTCGTTTTTGGGGTAGAGGTACTGCTGAGAAGGGTTACAACATGCAGAAGGCTATGGACGCACAGATTCGTGCTCACCTAGACTCTCTAGCGTTGACTACTGCTCCAATGATGGCGATGGATGCTACTCGCCTACCTCGTGGTGCTAAGTATGAAGTTAAAGCAGGTAAGAACCTATTGGTTAACGGTAATCCTAATGAGATTATGATGCCATTTAAGTTCGGTACTACAGATACTGGTAACTTGACTACAGCAAATGCCTTCCAGGCGATGTTATTACAGGCTACAGGCACGATTGATAGTAGCTCTATGCCCACCCAGGTAGCTGCCGGTGAAGCGTCAGGAGCAGGGCTCTCAATGGCTCTATCAGGCTTAATGAAGAAGAGCAAGAGAACGCTTATTCACTTCCAAGAAGACTTCCTTATTCCGTTCATTAAGAAATCTGCCTGGAGATTCATGCAGTTTGACCCTGAGCGTTACCCAGTTAAGGACGTAGAGTTCCTACCTCTCTCAACTATGGGTATGGTGGCTCGTGAATACGAACAACAACAGATGATTGGCTTGATGCAGACCCTAGGTAACTCACCTATTACCCCTGTATTGCTCCAAGGTATCGTTCAATCTTCAAGCTTATCTAATCGTGAAGAGATTGTAGCTACCCTACAGCAGATGTCACAACCTGATCCTATGGCTCAACAGATGGCTCAGTTGGATTATGCTATCAAGGAAGCTCAATTACAAGAGACTCAGGCTAAGGCAGCTAAAGCAGCAGCTGAAGCACAGAAGGCTCAGATGGAAGCACAGTTAATGCCTATTGAAACTGAAGCCAAGATGATTGGTAACATTTCTCGTGGTGCTCGTGACAGCGATGACTTTGAAAAACGTGCCAAGATTGCTGAGTTAGCACTGAAAGAAGCTGATATTCAGTCTAATGAAAAGATTACTATGATGCAAATGGCAACAAAAATGCAATAAGTACTTGACAAATTAGAAAAAGTGTGGTATAATATTATCATTATACCACACAATCATCTCCAAGTCAAGGAAAAAGATGAATAAAGAAATACAAAAGTATTACGAAGATAGATTTACAATGATGGCTACCCAAGGGTGGAAGGATTTGTTAGTAGACCTAGATACAATGTTAGCAGCCACTGACAATCTTAGTGGTGTTAGCACGATAGAACAGCTTCACTTCAAGAAAGGCGAAGTCTCTATCATGAACTGGTTGAAGAATCTACGTGATG